ACAGAATTAGTATTTATTGTACCTGCTATGGTAGATACTGACGAAGCTACTGGTGATGTTGACATTTAATTCTCCTTATTCCATTACCGGTTTAGTATCTGGAAAATCTGAAGTACTCGGCCAGTCTCTTAATTTTACTCGATACGCAGCTATTTCTGTTTTCTTTGGGTGGTCTGTAAGCAAAGATATTGTATCAGTTCTTTCAAGTTCTAAATTTCTCCACTCTCGTGCATGAATTTTCTTCACATTTAGTATTTCTTCTTCTGTCTGTTGTATAGAAACATTTTCATGCGAATATCCCGCACTTGTCGGATACGCTTCTTGCGCAAACGCTAAAGAACCTACTATAGTATTACTTACTCCGTCTTTTGTTATTTTTATTTCTGGCATATTAGTCTCCTATGCTGGTTGGAAAAATAAGGACAAGGCCGTTTCCACCTGCCCCACCATAAGTAGCAGAACTATACATATATGAGCCTCCGCCTCCCGAACCTGCACAACCTCTTTGACCATAGCCATTTGCACCGCTCATTCCGTTACCCCCTTGAAAAGGAGCAGACATACCCCCCCAAAGTTTACTACTCCTAAGAAATCCTGAACCTTTAGCATCCATTGCGCCTGTTCTTTTTTCAAAAGTATGATCATAATCATCACCTAGTAATACTACTTCTGTAGTAAGAACTCCTGTAAAAGCCTCAACTGTTGGGTACCCAGTAAATTCATGATTATCTCCACCATTATCTGATGCACGATTCCAGAAATATGCAGGATTTATATCACCTTTTTCTACATTTACCATACCGCCTATGCAACTATATCCATAATTAGAATGTGCATCGGGAGCATCATTTCCAGTTGCCCAAAGTCCAACGGCTCCACCGCCACCCATGATATAAGCCGTACTGTTTACTGCTGCCGTTATTGCTGCACCTTTTCCGCCCGTAAAATTACCAAGAGTTCCCCCAGTTGCAGTTCCTCCAGCGGCTCCAGCTGACTGTGTACTATCATTACTAGCTCGCGTAACTCCTCCTGCTCCACCATTTCCGGTCATTGTACTAATTCCCGAACCTGCAAAAGAGGTATTGCCTCCTGTATTACCATTTACATTAGCACTAGAAGCGGAAGCAGACCCTCCTCCTGCTCCTATTGTAATAGTATAAGTTGTGCCCGATGAAAGGTCTAACTTGCTTACAGAACAGCCGCCTGCACCTCCTCCACAAGCGCCTCCAACGCTGTTATTAGTGGAACCTCCTGCACCTCCCCCTCCTATTACATATACATAGGCTGTTAAGTTATAGGACGGAGTCCATGCTTGAGAAGTCATAAAACTTATAGTAGGTAGTTGTCCTCCACCTCCGCCTGCTGCTGCTCCTAATACTGCCATAATTAAATCTCGAACCAACCAATAGTGTCATCTACATATACAAGTTGAACACTATTGCCTTGAGGTAAACTACCATCTTCTGCTGCTGAATTAATTTTTTGACTACTAGTACGTCCTAGAGTTACTGTAGCTGATCCAGCATTACAAATAGTTATTGAGTCTCCTGCTGAACCCGAAGGTAAGGTATGAGTTCTAGCAGTAGTATCATTACATACATATTGTCCTTTCGCAGCTAAAGTAGTAGGAGTGGTTGTAAGAATAGTCCAGTCACTGTAAGCTCCTCCTACTGCGGCCCAAGTTAATCCGCCAGTGTTTCCTGATTGGGCTGAAAGAAAATACCCATTAGTAGGAGAGTTACTAACTTGTAATCTGGCCTCATTAACTGCGTCATCTGCTACGGCGGCTTGTACAACTGCATCGTCAGCTATCTTAGCTGAAGTAACTGCATCATCGGCTAAGTCAGCAGTTACGATAGTACCATCTACAATTTTTGCTGATGTAACCGTGTTATCCCCTGGAGTTACACCACTTGAACCGTCTAATAATAAATTTGTAGGACGATAAGGATAAACAAATATTACACTTGCACTTTCTACATAAACAATTGGCTGTGATATTGTAGGCTCAGTGGCAGTTAAACCTCCTGCAGAAGAAGAGCTTAAATAATACCATTGTCCGACTGTCAACCCATGAGAAGATATTGTAAATCTTCCTGCTTGTGCAACAGTAAAAGTATTTGAATCTGCTACTGCTGTTACAATTCCAAGTGCAAGAGTTGAATTATCATCTGCTTGTGCTTTTACCCAACTAGATCCATTGTGTCTTATTGCATCTTTTGCTGCGAGTCCATGACTTGATTGAGTAATATCAGTTGTGTTTCCAGTCGAAGAACCTCCTCCGCCTGATACTGTAATTGTTTTAGTTGCACCAGTTCCACTAGCTGCTACTCCTGATCCTACAAAATTTAAAGTAGTGGCTGCTGTTGATAAAGATGAGCCTTCCTCTTGTACTGTAAGAGAGCTACCTGCTGAAGCATCAACGTATGCTTTAACTGATTGCTGTGATGGAACTTTAGTAGCACTATCACTAGCCATGTTATCTTCGTCTACTAATGCATTTGTAATTCTAGCATCTGCTCTTGCGTTAGTAAAGTAAAGGTTAGTTGAGCCCTCTGTAATTTCATCAGAGTTATCTTTTGTAGCTACTTGTGCATCCACATAAGCTTTTACTGATTGTTGTGAAGCTACATGAGTTGCACTATTTGAAGCCATATTGTCTTCATCTTTTAGTGCATTTGTTATTCTCGCATCAGCTCTCGCATTTGTAAAGTATAAATTACTTGATCCTTCACTAATGTCATCTGTATCTACACCTGTATAATTTCTTGTATTTGTAACAATTTGATTTCCCATTAAACCGTGGGAAGAGCATTGATAGTGTAATACTAACGGTGTGGCGTCAGATACTACAATTTGTGTATATGCTCCCGATGACCCAGGAGTGCCACTAGTTGTTACTCCAGTAGAGTAAGCAGTAGTTTTTGCAGATTCATAGTAAAAAAGAAGTGGATGACCACTATTTGAACTATCTGCTTGATCAAACTTATATGTATTTCCAGGAGCAAGTATAAGTGTTGGAGAAAATGATCCGTCTATCTTATATCCAGAACTTGAACCAGAGCCATTATATCTATGAGTCGCATCTTTTGTAGCTACTGTAACTTTAAAAGTAACCGCAGAACTTTCATGACGAATTCCTCCGGCTTCTCCAATAGTAATAATATCTCCATTGGCATCACGGACAAAAATTCGTTGGTCTTTCGCATTAAGTGCAATTTCGCCTACAGCTATATCACTTGACGTAGGCTTAGAAAGAGCTGTTTCACTCTTTTTTACTTTAATTACTACTGGCATAGTATTGTCCTATTAGCTATAAGTGCCGCCGTCTATAGTATTTGTCCAAGAAACAGTATCTGAAGATGCTGTATATAATAATACTTTATCTGTTGATCCACCGCCATCAACAGCTGTAAGTACGTTTGCGGTATTTGCTGCAAGTATAGATCCTTTGGCAACTGCTGACAGTCCTGTTCCACCGTCTGCAACTGCTAAATCTGTAATTCCTGTAATTGATCCGCCAGTAATAGTAGTACTGCTATCTTCAAGATGTGCGACAAGTGTTGCTACAGCATACCCTGTTCCACTTGTATTTACAGTAGTGCTTGGCTCTGCCTGTAAGTTTTTAAATAATTTCCATTTTTGATCTCCAGCGTCACGAAAAAAACCTGTATACTCATCTTGAGAACCAGAATCATCATATAAACCATAAAAACCAATGTCTATTGCGTCAGATGAATTATTTCCAGTTGCAAGAGATAGCATGGAATCTGCTGCAGTAATTGTTGTAGAAGAAATTGTAGTAGTAGTACCAGATACTGTAAGATTTCCAGAGATTGTTACATTATTTGGAAGTCCAATCGTAATTTTATTATTTGATACAGCAGTTTCAATTTCATTTGTTGTACCTTCAAAAGTAAGAGTATCAGTTCCAACAGTAACAGTATCATTTGAGCCACTATCTGCTGCAACAACTAACCCTGCTGCATTATCTATCCAACTCAATACTCCTGAACCGTTAGTAGATAAGACATAACCATTAGTAACATCTGCTGGAAGAGTATAAGTTAAATCACTGCCTACTGATGCAGGAGACTTTAATGCTATGTAGTTAGTACCGTTAGCAGTCGCTTCAAAAAGTTTTAGTTCTCCTTGTGCTTTTAGTTTAAGTTCATCAATAAAAGATCCAGAATCAACAAGTAAAGCACTGCTTGCAGTTAATGTTCCAGCAGTATGATCAAGCATGTCCGTGAAATGTTTACCACCAATAATTTCTGGAGTATCACCGCCGCCATTAACATTTCCTATAGCAAGTCGTTTACCATAAGTGCCCCCACTTCCATAAGCATAGAAGAGTTCTCCTTGCGCTACTGAAGTAGGTTTTCCTGTTCCCGTACTTCTTTTGATTTTCATTGTCTGAGACATTTATTATTGCTCCGAATATCCTAATAGGATCCTGCGTCTATTGTGTCTGAATCTGATGATATGTTTCCAACCATTATTGGAACCCATGCAAAATTTCCAGAACTTGTTTCTCTATAGACTTTAAGTTGGTCATCGTCGGTATCATACCATGTATCACCCTCTGAAACTGTTGAACCTGTAGGAGCACTTGCACCGCGAAAATCTTGATCTGCTAATCCTTGTAATACTGTCTGTAAATTTGTGGATGCAATAGTATTATAGGGAGTAACAATTACATTCTCTGCCGCTAACTGACCTGGAACACTAATAGGTACTGCAAGGGTATAGGCTTGAACGGTTGTAACATCATCAGTAATTGAAACAGTTGTAGAAGTACCGGTTGCAGTAACTTCTGTAACGCTTTCCGTTATTTCTAGTGTGGTCTGAGTACTCATCGTGTTACTTCTGGTGTAAGAGTTACATCTCCTTGTAAAATTCTTTTTACAACTGCGTCGTTTGCGGTAAAAATTTCTAAATCATAAACATACTGTCCGGCCGCTAGACTCGCACTAGTTGTCGCTGCAAGTTCCATTTTTAAAACGCCTTCTGCCGCATTTGTTTTTGTTACAGTAAAGGTAGCAGAAACAGAACTAGCAGTAACAGTAGTTCTCAGCTGTGCTCGACCTGTGTAGTTAGTCAAGTTTAAAGCTACTCCTCCTTCCTTAATCACCAAGTCTAGCGCAAAGCTAGAGCCTTGATCGATCACTAAGTTATATGTTCCTGCACTCATTTATATTTCTCCATGCTGAAATTATATCTCAAAGGACATAAATAGTCAAGTTTTATTTTTAGGGTGGTTACTAATCAGTGAGTTTACCAAGTCTAACTCGAGTATTACTTCCATCTGTTATCAGAATTCGTTGGTTACTGCCATCAATAGTTATTTGACCGTCCGCTCCTACTGTTAAAATATTGTTAGTTCCTTCAATTGTAGAAGTGCCTGTAAAATTACTTGCATTTATAGTGCCTGACAGTGTTAAATTTCCTTCTTTTGTAACTTTAAACTTAGAAGTAGTTCCACTTGTGACATCTATAACTGCATCCGTATTACCGATAGATGCTGTATCTAACACAATTTTAGCTCCAGATGCTCCATTGCCAGTACTATTATAGCCCGGCCCTGCTATAGATCCGGTAGTAATTCTTGATCCATGAATAACTGTACTTCCACTTGAAGCACTTAAATCTGTAAAAGCTACAACTCCATTAAAAGAATGCACTGCATGTACATCTGTAAAAGTAAGATTTCCTCCTGTAGCAGTACCATTTAAACTTGTTTCTTCTATTGCTTTAATTGTGCATGCGTACCAAACTAGTTGATTATCACTGCCATCGTACGGATCGAAAGTAGGGGCAGCAAAAGACCATGCAGTAGTGCTTAAAGAGTTAGATAAACCACTACCTCCACTAAACGCTTTAGTAGCAAAAGTAAAAGTTCCTCCGCTTGGGGCTCCGGGAGCTGCTTGACCAGAGATTATACCTCCACCATAAAACAAAGTACCTACAAAATTTTGTCTTCCTGCCGATCCTTCTGCACCATATTGAGCAGAAATAATTGCAGTAGACCATTCTGTATCTCCTATAACATCAGTATCAGTATTTGCAACGGCTGCTGCAGTTCTTTTCCATACATACTGAGCACTTTGAATAGGACTACTTGCAGCTGTTGACCAACCATTTGGATTTGCAAAACTCACATCTACAGGGTCAAAAGTATACGTTGTATTTCCTATTGGTTTTGTACTTTCACTAGTAGAATTTGTACGTTTATAAATTTCAACGGTTGCTGAATTAAGTCCTGCAACACCTTGTACACCATCTGATCCTGTAAACTGTATAGGATCTGACCATTCTGTATATCCAATATCATCACTAGTTCCACTACCATTTGCTGTTGCTGCAACTACCCATGTTAGTGCATTGCCAGGATCTTGAGGAGTTTTAAACCATCCAGTACTTGCAATTTGTCCCGCTCCTGAGATTGAGCCTGCTGATATACCTGTAATTGTTCCAGCATTAGTTCCCGAAAGTGTAACGGTAACAGTAGGAAAATTACTATCAATATCGCTTGCTCCTGGATTGTTTGCAGAAGTTTTATATAAATATATTAAAGCCGTTGAATTTCCTTGTGATCCTTCTCGTATTTTTCCAAGATTAAAAGTTGCTGTTGCTTGACGATTTACATTATTTGGAAATTCTTTTTCACGAGCAGTAATTGTAAAAGGAAGAATAGCTGCATTATCATAGTCTATTGTTGCTTGATCATCTGTTTCATGTATTTTAACAGTAGCTGTGTTATTTGTAACGGTTATATCTGCAAATTCAGTAGCAGTAGCAGCAGTACTTACCTCAGCAAATCCTGCTCCTGTAATTTGAAATTGAGCGCTCTGAAATCCTACAGCTCTTAAAGTAAGATTTATATCACTAGCATTTTGTTGAACACTGCTAGAATTATACTCAAGAAACTGAACATCTGATTCTATAACTATTGATCGACCCTGTTTTTCTAACTCAGGCATAAGGGAGATATAAGAGTTTCCTCCGTTTCCTCCGCCTATTCTATAACTACCAGCATTACCATCATCATCAGTTCCTGATGCATTAAAAGCGACCGAAGCAATAACAAAATCATTTCTATAATCAATATCTAATTCTTGCTTAGATAATGCTTGACTTGTAGCACTTGTTGCTAACCAAGGCCTATCTAAATATAAAACTGTTCCGCTTTCTACATAAGCTACTTTTCCGGCAAAAGAAGAACCTATTTTTATAGTTTCAGGAATTTTTAATCCCGAAAAGATACTTGAACTAGCAGTAACTTTTACAGAGCCTTTTGTAACATTAACGTTACCTACGCTTGTCCAAATACTATCAGCATCTGCTAAAAACTTTATTACATCATACCAGTAAGTAATATTTTCTTGGTAAGTAGTTGTATCTGATTTATAAGCAATAAGTTTTAAAGGATTAGCATTAGGACTAGAAGCATCTAGTAAACTAAAGTCCATAAAGACGTAGCCCCAATCAATAGTTGTACCTGTAACTTGTTGAGGATAACTTCCACTAGCAAGTGCTGTGAGAACAATACTAGTTGTATCTGCATCTGCAGTTGTATTTCGTTTTGCTATTTTTACATCTCTGAAAGGAGCAGCTACATAATCATTTATATTAAATTTAAAAGTTCCTTTATCTGAGCCAGCGTTAGAAATACTAACATCTGAACTCACGTATCCTCCTTTTATAATTCCGCCCCATACTCGGTTATATTTAGCATTAAAAATATCATCAACTTGTATCTCAACATATGCACGAGCAGATCTACGCCCTTTTCCACTTATAGCTCTAACACCTATATTATGTAGTCCGTTGGGTACTTGAGCAAAAGAATAACTACGCTGTTCTGAACTAACGGTAATAGGACTCTCTGCTGTATTTTTACCAAAAGTGTGAGAAATTTCATACTCAGCTAAATGTTCATAAGTTGTTGAAACTCCTGAACTTCCTGCAGGATCCGGTGCATCCCAAACTAAACTTAATTCTTCACCTGAGAACCTGAAGTCGGGCTCTCTTAGTATATGTAAATTTTTAGGCATTGGTACTTCTTGAATAGGTTCAGGAGGATATAACGGGTCTTCTGCATCTAAAACAAACTCTACATCATCTACAGCACTAAATTTACCTTCATAATACTCTACGGCTACCATTGCAAACTCTGATTTATTTAGCTCTGCTATACTAAGTATTTTATATTCTTTATAAGAGGAGGCTGTAGTGGCTGCTGTACTTGTAGAAATTTGTTTTATTGCCCAAATAGCTCCCGCTGTAGCAGCAACCGAAAAAGCAGAACTTAAAGGAATTGTATTTCTACCTGCGGAAGTAGTAGTGCTACCAGTAGTAAGTCTTCGCTCCTCTACAATAGTACTTTCTTCATATTGTAAATTTAAAAAAGCACCGGAAGAATCAACAGCACTGGAAATATTTAATCGAGTAGTATCAGAATTTTCAAATGTAAGTGTTGCATCATCGGCAATAGTCTGTGCAATACTTAAAGTTAAACTTGTTCCACTTATATTTGCTACTGTTATGGTTCTAGTAATTCCTAGACCTGTTACTGTATCTCCAATAGTAATTAAAGAATTTGATGAATCTAAAGTAACATTTACAGAATTATTTACAGCACCATTTACAGTACCGGTTGTGCTATGAATAAGAGTTTTTGCTGCGCCTGCAACTGTTGCTTCAGTTATCTCGTTTCCTCTTACTTTATTAACATTTCCACCCGAAGTAGTAATAGTAGCACTATCTTGATTTAATAAAATTGTTCTTTTGGGAAGAATAACAGCTATATCATACGTGTAACCACCTGCAAAATGTGAAGAAATGTCTCTGTCTAAAGTTATAGTAGGACCGGAAGCATTATAAGCATAAACTCTTCCGCTAAAAGGTACTTCATAGTCGACATCATCTTGTATATTAATAATATCTCCTGGAGTAAGAAAAGAAGCATCCATGGCGGTACTAAAAGTTACAATTTCTGTTTGATTAATAGATGTCCATAACTTCCAACGTCCATATCTAAGAGCTTGTCCATAAGAAGTACAACCAAATGCGATTGCTCTTTCAGATCTAACTTGTTTTGTTTTTATTTGATTTTCAGCATCTTCTACAATTATAGGTTCTAGCTTATAATCCCCGTCTGGATTATTCCATTCAACAATTATTTGATTTACTCGAGTTTTATCGCCTGTACTTTCATATGAAAATACTCCATCAATAACATTTGAACGAGAAAAGTTAAAAATAGGCTCTTTTCTTTCATCAATAACTGCAAAAAACTTAGAATCTGCCCAGTATAGCATACCCCTAAAAATTGTAGCAACATCTTTCATGACTTTATAAGCATCCGTTGCTTTTGTTAAATAAAGATTTGCTCTAAAACGAGGTTCTTCTCCCCCAAGACCGTCTGGAACTAACTCATCACAATATCTTGCAATTTTATATAAAGAATACTTATCTATATCTTGTTCTTGTAAATATTGTCCTAATCCATATCTATTATTTGTAAGAATATCATAAAAAATCCATGCAGGATTGTCTGTATATACTAAATCGTCTCTAAATTGTCCATCCCAAAATTGAGAACTACTTTCTATTACTCCTGTAGAAGTATTTCTTTTCTGGGTTGCAGTTACTCCATCATTTTCTTCACGAGTTTGATAATTCGAAGGAACTTTAACTTTCAAGCCATAACATTCATATGTACGAGTAGGCATATTATTAAAAGTTTTTGAATTTAATTTTACATTTGCATATGCAGTATACGGAAAATTAAGTTTTTCTTTGATTAACCCTGTAACAGCTTGAAGCTGTGCTGTTCCAATAATTTTATGTTCGTCGTTTCCTGTTAAAGTAAGGCTACCATATCTAGGAACTCCTCCTGCTGCGTTAAAATCATGTTGTGTTAGTCGAGTAATTCTAATTTTAAATCCATTAAAAGGTTGAAACTCTTCTAGTCCTATTCTAAATTCAAAAGTTACGGCAGTTCTATAGTCTCCTCCATGGCCAAATACAGAAGTACCTCCTACTGACTGGTTACCTTCAATAATCATAAAATCACCAAAGCCATCTCTATCTAGTTGTATCTCAACTTTATAACCTGCTCCGGCGCTAAACTTATCTCCATCCCCCTCATCTAAAGCATACAATCCTTGAGGGTAAGCTATTAAAATTTTTACCTCATCAATTAAACTCGCTTGAACACCTGTGGATGTAATTATTGAAGCAGCATCTTTTTCTAATGATGCTGTACTTATTTGACTTAAAACAACCGAAGAGCTACCAATACCATCTAAAGAAACTAAAGGTTCTTGATCTACATCTCCGGGGGTAAAAGAAAAGTCAGTTCCTGCATATTTTTTTGCCGCAACAGATGCAGTAGCACCCGTATGTGTACTAGTTTGAGGTTGAGGACTTGTTATTCCAAAACGTTTAGTTACACTTATAGGAGAATTATTTGCAAGAGTTATTGTTGTTCCTGAAATACTAGCAATTTCAAAAAATCTATGAATATAAATAGTATGTTCAGTACTGCCATTATAGTCTGCGGCTTTTATTAACTGTGACTCTAGTCGTCCATCTTTAGACCTAAACTCAAAGTCTGTTCCATTTGCAGTAACACCGGTAAAAACGCCTTGAATTTTTACACTAGGAGATGAACCTGTTGATAAAGTTGCTCTTGTACTTCCATCCGTGATCTTCCAAGTTGTAGTTGTGCCAAAAGCTTTATCCGCATCAGGGTGATTCCATGCAGTTAACATACTAGGTCCGGAAGTACGAGATAAACTAAATTTCCATCCATTTATAACTGGAGTACTGCCATCGCTTCTATAGGCGGGCTCAGGTTTTGCACTCATAGTTGCTTTTAATGCTGCATACGCCCCCCAAATATTTAAGTATTTCTTACCGTAGTCTGCTGTGAGTACTTCTGCAAATGTAGTGTTATTTAAATTAACAGTTCCCGTAGCACTTCCTGAATTTAACGTAATAGTTTGTCCCTGAGGAGCAATGTAAGGAGCAATATCTACATTTAGTAAAGAATCATTATTTAAAAAAATACTTTTACCGCCTTCTACAAGACCGGCTATTGGTCCTTCTGAAATAATGTCTGTTACAAGAATATTTTGTTCTCTGGAACCATTTATTCCATATGTAGTTGCATCCGCAGTCATATCATGTACGCGAAAATCTAAACCATGTAACATTAAGTTATCTCCATATCCGGGCCTGCTATATTATGCATTGTGCCGGTTGACCCATTTTCATTAAAACTAGTAGTTATTTGTTTATTATTTACCCCTGATATTTCAAAATTTACTGGTTGTCCAGGAACACGAAGTCTACCATATAAAAGCGGAACTGGATCTCCTTGTACGGTATTTTGTTGAGGACCATTAAATAAATAATTAGTAGGCTGACTAGTATCAACTGCGGGGTCAGGAGCCATCATTTGCGTCATTCCTGCCATTGCTAAATTTATAGCGATTGCTCCTAAGACTAGTTTTGTTGTACCCACGCTCATACCTAGAAACGCTCCTTTTGGCACAACTATTGGGCCTGGAGTCATGGTTATTCCAGGAAGTAATGCAGGATTCAGTATAACTACTACTAATGCTATAGCTGCAAGTATTTTTCCAAAAGCTGATTTAGACCCTGCTGCCATTGGGGTAATTGTAATATCTCCTTCATGCATAGGCATAAGAAGTTCTTTTTCATCTTCAAAAGTATTATCTGCAACATCAACTACAAATCCAATATCTTTGCTATGACAGTCAATTAAATAGTTACGAATATCTCCATCAATATTTACATCAAGACAACGTATTACATCACTTACCGATTCGGCATAAATTTGAAAACCAGTTCCAAACTTTTCTCCCATTTCACCTTCTAAATATACATTACGCAACATATCTATATGCTCCTATTAGATACTTGTGCCAAAAAGGATAAATATTCTCTCTACATGAGAGTCTATTTACCGCATGATGATAAAATATATCGTTTCCTAAATAAACTCCACAATGATTGTTTATTTCTGTTTCAACTTTAAATATTAATACATCATTTATTTGTAAATTAGTATTAATATCAATTGGTTGTCCTCCCCAATCTTTTATTACTTCAGGAGAAAAATAATCAAGTTTCTCTTTTTTCCACCAATCATCTTCAAATAAAGCTCTTGGAGGAATATTTATATTTTGAGACTTTAAATAGTCTCGCATTGCTTCAAAACAATCTGCAACTCCAAACTCATACTCTCGTCCATATAGATCAGTAAGATTCTTTTCTGGTTCTACTACTGTAAGATCCATGTCCGGATAACTAAAAATATAATAAGGAATTCCTAGTGTATTACAATATTTTTTATCATTTTCTGTTGGCTCTGATGTAGAATCTGGATGACTATGTACTATTCCTATAATATCTGTTGTTCGAAGAAGTTTTATATACTCTTTTGAATCAATTACAAAATCTTCGTTATCTTCCGCTACATTTGTGCAAGGAAAAAATTGTTTTTTACCTTTTACAACAGCTAAAACTCCACAGCCTTCTCTAGGATATTCATCTTTAAAATGTTCTTCTATTTTTTCTAAATTCACTATCTAAACTTTTTACTTCCAGGAAAGCCTCCGAAAGGTAAAGAAACTACACTATTAAACTGTGCTGCTGGTATTGAGTTAGTTTTAACATCACTACTAACTAATCTTGATGGGAGCGCTTGATATCGTATCTTACAAGATTTTAATAGTTTTCCACAAACATCGGCTCTTATCCAAACAGACTCATCTGTTCCCGGAGTTATGTTTGTATTTTCTTTTATTGCTCTATAAATATTATTATCCGTATACCTAACATAAGAATTTTGTCTAATATCATGAGGTTTAACTGTATAAGTAGTAGAGTTATTCCAAGTTGTATAAGTTCTTACAGCCTGCCAATAAATACTTCCCTCAGTGGGAGTAACTCCTGATACGGAACCTTCTGCTCGCCATGTATCAGAACCTACTGTATTACTATTTGAAAGAGTATTTGAATATACATAGTGCCCTGCAACATAAGAAGTACTGGATGAATAGTCTCCTTTCCATATTCCAATCGAATTATGCACTACTCCGATAGCTGTTGTCCCTCCACTTGGTGCGCCACTAAAAGTAACTGTGGCTGCTGCATCATATCCTGTGCCTGCATTTGTAATCGATACTCCTGTAACTTTTCCTGCTGAAATAGTGGCTGTCGCTGTAGCTGTAGTTCCACTACTAGGAGCACTAATTGTTACTGTTGGCGGAGAAGTATAACCACTTCCCGCATTCACAATAGCAACTCTTGAAATTACAGAAGTGTATGCTGTTTTTCTTGTTCCATTTGCATTATAAAAATGATCATAAAATACTAAAGGCTCATCATTAAGAGTAAAATAAAAAGTATAAGAATCACCTTCTGTATCTAATATTTGTTCATTAGTTTTCCAATAACATGCACTTTTTGTTTGATCATTATTAAATTCTTTGTATATCCAAGGACAATATTTACCTACAACAACTCTTGCAGGAATTTTAACATTTGATAGTTCCATTGGTGATGCAAGTTCAAGTGTTACGGATAAAAAAGTTTTATCTGTAATTCTATCCACAATAAATGTTTCTTTAGGAAACTCTACAGGAGTAGCACTACCAGTATATTTTTCTAAAGTTTTTCTTCTTATAAATCTTTGTCCAATTAAATTTTCAAACTTAAATCCTGCTGCTGTTATATTTTCTCCTTGAATTAAGGAGTCCCAAGTTCCATCTTCCATTTCTGTTTTAAATGCTGAACCTGTTTTTAATAAACTTTCTACATTAGCAATTGTTACTTTGGGGCGATTCATTGCCCCATCAGATTTCTTTTCAATACTATCTATCATTATGGGTAAGGAAATATAAGTATTTCCATCAAAAATTATATCTTTATTAGAGTCAGTACCATCTAAATCTTTTTCTGAATGAAAATATAGTTTGTTATTTGTGCCTGTACCTAATTCTATTTCATATAAATGAATTAAACCACTAGTAATTTCACTAGCTTGTGTATCTGTTGCTATTGCTACACTCATGGTTCATACACTCTTTCAAATGTTGCTGTAATACTATAGCTGCCGCTATTTGACCATGATTGACTCCATTGAGTACACACCACTTTAATTGTAGTAACAGGACTACCTTCGCTATCATTTGTTCCCGAATTAGAATCTGGATAAGTAAAACTAAAAGCTGTGACTGCTTTTTTAGTTCTAAAGAAAGCTTCTATATCGTCTGCTTCCGCTTTTAATCTATTAACAAAATTTACGGTAAAAGTATCTCTCAGAGTATTTAACCCATCAGCAATTCTTTGTTGATAGCCATCACCAAACTTTGCTACTCTAACTTTTGGTTGAGTTTGTCTGTTTAATGTTTTATCAGGTACTACAGGAATACTATTACTGATATTTGGGACTATAAACCCTATATCACCTACTGCCATTATGCTACTCCATACGGATTAAGTATTCCGCCCGATCGTTTTTGAAAGTGTAATTCATCTTGTACTGCCGAAGCAATGAGTCTTCCTAAGTTTTCACCCATTGCTCCATCTGATTGACTATTTTGTTGTTGCGATTGTCCATTGCCATCAATACTTACATTTACAGTTACGTTATTTTGTTGTCCCATTCCGCCTTTCATTTCTACAGGAATAGAACGATTATCAGGTAAAGGTACAACTGCTTCTGTTCCATGTAAAACTGCAGGATATCCTGATTGTTTTCCTCTTGCAACTCCTCCTCTAGAGTAGTCCTCCATTCTTGCAATACCACCATAACGATACTGAGGTGGCTCTAGTATTCCACCTTTTTTAGCTCCAGGAGCTGGAAGACCTATAAAATCTCCAAAACCAGTTCCACCAAAAGCAGAAGTGAGCATTCTCATAACTAACATTTTTGTTATCATTTGTGCAATATCAGCAAGAATTGCTTTTGCCATATCTTTAAAAGCATCTTTAAATGATTTTGTTCCTTGTACAAGAGCATTAAAAGCTCCAGATAAATTATCTTGTAAAGATTGTCCAATAGTTTTGCCAATCTTGTTTATATCATTTGCATTTGATTCTGCTATATCTGCATTATTTTGAAGTTCTACTCCCAGTCGTTGAAGTGTTGTTATTTCTTTTTCAAGCTCAGTTATTTTTTCAACACTCTTGTTTTCTCCTACTGCTGCCTCTGCTTCCCTAAGTAAGAACTGAGCTTTTTCAATCTTAAGTAAATTTTCTTCTACGGCAAGTCGGGATTTTTGTACACCTATTCGTTCTTGTTCTTGTTGTACAAATCCGCCCGATAAAAGAGCTGTATTTGCTGATAAAACAGCTAAAGCAGTTCTTGTTCCTTTTAGTCTTTCTTCTTCTTGTATAAGATTTGTAATTTGTTCTCTATAAGCGTTCAATCCCCCTGCGAAACCAAAAGCTTCATCCATAAGTTCTTGTGCTTTTGTTACCTCATTAGTTGCCTTTCCGATATCTATAAGTCGATCTCTCACTGCTACTAAAGGGTCTGTCATCTCCAAAGTTGCTTCGAAATTTTTACCTCCAAGATTGCTTTGTATTTGTTCTACTTGTGCACCCATTTGTTTAGTTGCACTTGTAAATTCAAGAGCTTGAGTTTCCATTCTTTGAACCTTTTGAAGAGCTTCTTCTATTGGTGCATTTAAAGCGTTTCTAAGTTCTGGAGAAATTCTTTTTATTCGTGCTCCAAGTTTGTTGATTATTTCATCTAAACCGGCTTGTGCTTGCTCTTGATCAATTACATCTTCTTCCCTACCGAACATACCGCCAACCTTAATTCGACTTGTAGCAGAATCAAGTGCTCGTTGAATTAATCCAGATACTCCGGCACTACCAATTGCAGTCATTTTCTGTAGACTTTTTGCTGCACCTTTAGGCAGATCGTTAAGACCCTCAATTATAGCTTTTAAATCTTCTGCAACGGTTTGAGACATTTCACCTATTTTTTTAATAGCTT